TGAACAGCTTTGTCGTGGCCAAGGGCGACGATGACGGGATTTGGCGGCGCATCAAGCCGATCCTGTTCCGCAAGAAGGTGCCCGATCACCTGGTCGACAAGCTGCTGCCCAAGAAGCTGCAGGAAGAGAAGGCGGGCATCCTGAACTGGCTGATCGGGGGCGTCGGCGACTGGCTCGAAAGTGGGCTGGCGTGGCCCAACAGCCTGAAGGCGGTGCTGGACGACTACCGTAAGGCGTCCAGTCCGTTCGGGGACTGGTTGTCGGAGCGGTGTATCTATGGGGAGGCGGCCTACGGTGAACGGACGCTGACCGGCGAGCTCTTCAAGAACTATGAGGCGTGGTGCGAGGACCAAGGCAACGACCGGGTCATGAGCGCCAAGGCCTTCGGGGACGCCCTGCGCGACCGTCAGATCACCGTGGCGGGCAAGAACTTCAAGGGGCTGAAGTATCGCGGCCCCATACGCCTGAAGACCATCGCTGAGCTGGACGCCGATATCGAGGCCGCCAACGCCGCCACAGGCGCCGGCGATGCAGCCGAGGGCGCGCCCGCACCGGCCCCAGAACAGCCCGCCTCCAGCGTCGGCGACGCCGAGTCCGACGACGTTTTCGAGAGCGATTGGGGCGCGGAATGACGGACGATAACGGACGAACGGACGATCAGCGCGTCAGGGAGAACCGGGGGCGCTGGCTGAAACGGCGGATTGATCGTCCGTCCGCCGTTCATCGTCCGTCCCTCAAAGCCCCGCCACCACTGGTTTTACGGACGATACGGACAGTGCGGACAGTTCCGCGCCGACAGGCGGCTAAGCGGGCGCAGCGTGCAGGCGAATGCGCGTCATATCCACGTCGTCCGTCCGTCCGTCATTCGTCCGTTCCCTTTCAGGTCTTCTTCGGTTCAAGAAAATGATCATCCAGAAAAAAGAAAAAGCTGAAGGCAAGCACCGCTGGTATTTGGTGGTGGCGCACGCCGGTCGCGAACGTCTGGCCCGCTATCACCTGACGCAGCAGGGCTTTGAGGTTTACCTGCCGATGCGCGCCCCGCTGATCGCCAATGCCAAGGCCCAGCCGCGTCCCATGTTCCCCCGCTACCTGTTCGTCAGCGTCGACCTCGACCGCCCCGGCTGGCGGGCCATCTATTCCACCATCGGTGTGCACAGCATCCTGACGACGGGCCACGGCGAGGCCGCCCGGCCTCGCGCCGTGCCGACCGCCCTGGTCTCCGCGCTGAAGGCCCGCGAGGTCGAGGGGCTGGTCATCCTCGCCCCGAAGGTGGTGCAGAAGCCCTGCGGCCATGCACCCGGCGACAAGGTGCGCGTCGCTATCGGCTCGCGCTTCGCCGGACTTGAGGCGGTGTTTGAGGAGCGTGTTGACGCTAAACGGGCTGCGGTCCTAATCTCACTTCTAGGCCGCGATTCGCGGCACGTTGTGCCCTTGGCTTCACTGACGTGAGGCCGAGTGCGGTAGCCATCCAGCACCATCGCAGCCACCAAGCCCGCCCGGCCCGCGCCGAGGCGGGTTTTTTGTTGTTTGTCAGTAGGTTAGCCGCGCCCATGCCCTGCGAGGGCGCGGGTCCTTTCTCGGGGCCGCCCTATGCGGTGGGGCAGAGCGTTATCAATCGCCAGTCTGGCCGGTTGAGCAAAGCCTAAACCCTCAAGTCTCCCCTAAAGCACGAGGCTCAACGACGTGTCGCACGCATCTGACGCGGGCACGGCGGTCGTCTCCAAGGGCGACTTCGCCCGCCTTCTTGGCGTCTCCCCTGGCCGGGTTTCGCAATACATCTCGGAAGGCAAGATCAAGCCCGACGCGCTCGATGGTGACGGCGTTCGCGCCAAGGTCATCGTCGCGGTGGCGATGGCGCAGCTGCGCGCCTCCCTCGACATCGGCCAACGTCTCGGCAATGGGATCGCGACGCGGCTGGACGCCGCGCCGGAAACCCCGCCGATGCAGGGCCAGATGCAACTGGCGGCGCCGACGTTGCCGATGCCCGGCAAATCCTTTGAGGACCGCCTGAAGGCCGAGAAGCTGGCCGAGATGGAAATGCGCAACCGCAAGGCCCGCGAAGAGGAGCGCGAGCGGCGGGGACAATACACGCGCACAGATGACGTGCGCGTCGCCCTCGGCCAGGTCGCCAACGGCATGCTCAACGTCTTCGAAGGCGCCTTGTCGGATTTCGCCCTGGCGGTCGCGGCCAAGTTCGAAGTGCCGCAGCGGGACGTGCTGCATCTGCTGCGCGCGGAGTTCAGGACGGTTCGTGAGAAGGCCGCCAAGGCCGCCTCGAAGAGCGCGGGCGACGCCCCTGCCGTGGTGGCCGACGACGTGAACGACAAGGTCGCCGAGGCGGCCTAATGGAACTGATCGCAACGACCGGCTTCACGGCCTATGTGGCGAACGCCGTGCGCCTGGCGGAGGAGGCGTTAGCCGACGTGCTGACGCCGCCGCCGTCCATCGACTATCTGGCCTTCGCCGAGAACAACATCGTCTTCACGAAGCGGGAAAGCCCGCTGCCCGGCCCCTACAATCGGGCGCAGTTCCCCTTCTTCGACGAAATCCTGCTGGCGCTGAGCCCCGACGATCCCTGCCGGATCGTGACGCTGGCCAAATCGGCTCAGCTGGGCGGGACGGTGCTGGCCAACATCTTCACGCTGGGATCGATGATCCTGGACGCGGCGGACTTCCTCTACGTCCACCCGACCGAGGACAATGCCTCGCGCTGGTCGAAGCTGAAGCTGGCGCCGATGATCCGGGGCGTGGACGACGCCAAGCGCCTGTTCCCAGAGAAGTCGCGCGACGGCTCCAACTCCGTTCTGTTCAAGGAGCGCATCGACAAGAAGGGCGCCATCCAGATCAGCGGCGCCAACTCGCCAGCCTCCCTCTCGCAGGTCTCCATGCCGCGTCAGGTGCAGGACGACCTGGCGAAGTGGGAAATGAACCCGGCGGGCGATCCCGAGACCCAGGCGGACAGCCGGTCTTGGGGATATGAGTTCGCCAAGATCTTCAAGCTGTCCACGCCGCTGATCTGGCCGGGCTGCCGCATCACCAAGAGTTTCGAGGCCGGGAGTCAGGAATACCCCGAGGTTCCCTGCCCGCACTGTGACGCCTTCCAGGTGCTGGAATGGGCGAACATGCTGGCGCAGATCGACGAGGAGGCGCCGGAGCGGGCGCACTTCACCTGCACGGAATGCGGCTGCGAGATCCACGAGCATCATCGGCCCGCCATGCTGCGTCGCCTGCGATGGACGGCGCGCAATCCGAAGATGAAGCGCCAGCACCGTTCGTTCTGGCTGTGGTGCGCCTACTCGCCCCTCCAGTCGTGGGAAGGCATCGCCCGCCGCTGGATCGCGGCCAAGGGCGACGCCGCCAGCGAGCAGGCCTTCATGAACGACGTCGCCGGGCTGGCCTATCGGACCACAGGCGAGTCGGTCGATTGGGAGGTGCTGCGCGACCGGGCCTCCGAGAGCCACTACAGCAGGGGCCAGATTCCTGCGGGCGGCCTGATCGTGACGATTGGCGTCGACTGTCAGGGCGACCGGGTTGAATGGCAGGTGATCGCGTGGGGCCGCGAACGGCGACGCTGGATCGTAGACGCTGGGGTCTTCCCCGGCCACATCAGCGACCTGAAGGCCCAGCGGTCGCTTGACGGCCTGCTGGAACAGACCTGGCCCAACGTCTTCGGGCGCAAAATCGCGGCCGACATGCTGGCCATCGACGGCAATGCCTGGACTGAGGACGTCTGGGGATGGGCCAAGGGCCACCCGGCCGGACGCGTCATTATGGTGCGGGGCGCCAACTCGGAACACGCGCCGCTGCTGGCTCGGGTGAAGAAGGAACGGGACAACAAGGGGCGGCTGCTGAAATACGCTCGCCGCTTCTACAACTTCGGCACCTCGGCGCTGAAGCTGGCCCTTTATCGCAACCTCGCCAAGACCGACCCCGAGGAACGCGCTTTCATCGGCCTTCCGCGCGGACTGGACGACGAGTTCTACCGCCAGCTTACGGCGGAACGCCGCAAACCGGTGAAGCGCAAGGACGGCTTCACGGTGTTCCAGTGGATCAAGGATGCGGCGCAGGCCAACGAGATGCTGGACACGCATCTGCAGGCTGAGGCCGCCGCCATCCGCATCGGGGTGCGCAGCATGCCGGACGCGGTCTGGGACGAATGGGAGGCGGCGCGCGATACGCCGCCTCCGGTCGGCCAGCTGGATCTGGAAGACCTGATGCGTCCCCCGCCTGCCGACGCGCACGGCGTGCGCCCCGAACCGGCTTCCGAGCCGCCACCGCAACCCGAACCTGAGCCGGAGCCCGAGGCTGGCGGCTGGCTCCAGGTTCCGCAGGAGGACTGGATAAATGGCTGACCAATCCGCCCGCATCGCCGCGCTGGAAGACGCCCTGGCTTCGGGCGAACTGACGATCAAGGTCGATGGGAAGGAGACGACCTATCGGGACACCAAGTCGCTGATCTCGGCTCTTTCCTATTTCCGGGCGCGCCACACCGAAGGCTCCGCCGGGGCGACGTCTTCGACCTTCGGCTCAACCTTGGCCATCTTCGGAGCGGACTGATGCTGGACGGCCTGATTGAGCGTATCTCGCCGGAATGGGCGTTGAAGCGCGCCACGGCGCGCGCAGCGCTCGACGGCGTCAGGAGCTACGCCGCAGCAGAACGGGGGCGGCTGACGTCAGACTGGCGCGCCCGCCACACCTCGGCCGACGCGGAACTGCTGAGCGACCTTCCCATCCTGCGGTCGCGGGTTCGCCAGATGGTCCGCGACAATCCTCTGATGGAAGCGGCCCGCCGCAATCTGGTCGTCGGCCTTGTCGGGGATGGCGTCGCGGCCCGCGCGACGCACCCTGACCGGGACGTGGCCAAGGAGGCGCAGGACATCTGGGACGAACACGCCGTCAGTCTCGTGGACGGGTGGGATGACCATTACGGCGACCAGAAACTGGCCGTGTCGAGCACCATGCAAGGCGGCGAGACGCTGACCATCTGGAGCGAGCGGGACGGCGTGCCGGACGGCGTCTACCGGACGATTGAAGGCGACTACCTCGATCACACCCTGAACCGCCTTCTGGACGACGGCGGCCGGATCGTAGGCGGGATCGAGTTCAACAGGGCCGGTTTCCGGGTCGCCTACCACCTGCATGAGGAACACCCCGGCGACCTTCTGGCCCGGCTGGGCACGAAGCATCGCCGGATCGATGCGCGCGACGTCGATCATCATTTCGAAGCCACGCGATCCGGGCAGACGCGAGGCGTGCCGTGGCCGCACGCCTCGGTGCGGACGGTGCGCGATAATGGGGACATCGCAGAGGCCGTTCGGATCAAGAAGCGGATCGAGGCCTGCGTCACCCTGTTCCGTCGCCCCGGCGAGACCGCTGGCGACCCCAAGCCCCTCGGCGAGCGGAGGCAACAAGCCAAGGGTCCGCAGCACGAAACCCTGCGCCCCGGCATGATCCTTTACGGCGAGCCGGACGAGGAGGCCCCTTCCTTCTTCCAGCCGACCAGCATGGGTGACAGCGAGGGATTCATGCGCGTGCAGGCCATGGGCGCCTGTGCGGGCATGGGGGTGCCCTATCACCTGGCCACCGGCGATGTCAGCCAGGCCAACTTCACCAGCCTGCGGGCGGACACGGTGGCCTATCACGCGCGGCTGGACGACTGGACCCAGAACATGATGGTCCCGCGCAAGCTTACGCCGGGCTTCCTGCGCATCATGCGCCGCGAAGCGCTGCGTCGCCGCAAGCCTGCCCTGCTGCAGGTGCGCTGCCTATGGACGCCGCCGCCGCGCCAGTGGGTCGATCCCCTCAAGGAGATCATGGCCAAGGTGCTGGAGGCCCGCGCGGTGCCCGGCGGTTTGATGGACCTGCTCACGGAACGGGGCCTCGATCTCCATTCGGCCGTCGCCCTGCAGAAGCAGATCAACGACCTGTTCGATCAGAACCACCTCGCCATGGATACGGACCCGCGCCGCCTCAACGGCGCAGTGACCCTGCAGGCGCCGGTCGGCTACCTGAAATCCAACGGCGACGACCTCGGACGGGCCGTCGCTTCCCTCATTGGTCAGGCCGTCATCGACCAATCCTGACGCCTCAGGGCGTCCTCTTCACCAGGAGCAATCCCATGCCGCCGACCGACCTAGTGCGCCGAGAGGCGCGCCTGGGCCTGATGCACCGCGTCAGGTCTTCCCAGACGTATGACGCCGAGGCCCGCACTGTCGAAATCGTCGCGGCAACCGACACGCCGGTCCGCATGCCCGGCTGGCGTCTGGGCCTCGACACGGATTACCTCGAAATCCTCGACATGAGCCCGTCCGCCGTGGACCTGTCGTCAATCGAGGCGCGCAACTGCCCTTTGCTGGACAGTCACAATCGCTGGTCGCTGCAGTCGCGCCTCGGCGCCGTCACGGCCGCACAGCTGAGCGGGTCGCAGCTAATCGTCGTCGGGTCGTTCGGCGAGTCCGAGGCCGCCCGACAAGCCGAAGCCGAAATGAACAGCGCCGCTCCTCC